TACCACTAGTTCCTGATGAACCATCTGTACCTGATGTACCTGAAGTTCCACTAGTACCTGAAGTTCCGCTAGTACCTGAAGTACCACTTGAACCATCTGTACCTGATGTACCTGATGTACCTGAAGTACCACTAGTACCTGAAGTACCACTTGAACCATCTGTACCTGAAGTTCCACTAGTACCTGAAGTACCACTTGAACCATCTGTTCCACTTGTACCGTTAGTTCCTGAAATTCCGCTAGTACCTGAAGTACCGCTAGTTCCTGAAGAACCGTCAACACCACTAATTCCACTTGTACCTGATGTTCCTGAAGAACCTGATGTTCCTGATGTTCCTGATGAACCACTAGTTCCGTCTGTTCCTGAGCTTCCGCTAGTTCCTGAACTACCTGATGTACCATCTATACCACTTGAACCTGAAGTTCCATCCGTACCACTAGAACCTGATGTTCCTGAACTACCTGATGTACCATCTATACCACTTGAACCTGAAGTTCCGTCTGTTCCTGAGCTTCCGCTAGTTCCTGAACTACCTGATGTACCATCCGTTCCGCTTGAACCTGAAGTTCCTGATGAACCTGATGTACCATCTATTCCACTTGAACCTGAAGTTCCTGAAGAACCTGAAGAACCTGAAGAACCGCTAGTTCCATCAGTACCACTAGAACCTGATGTTCCTGAACTACCTGATGTACCATCTACACCACTAACTCCTGAGGTACCACTTGTTCCGTCTGTTCCTGAACTACCGCTAGTTCCTGATGAACCTGAAGTACCATCCGTTCCTGAGCTACCGCTAGTTCCTGATGAACCTGAAGTACCATCCGTTCCTGAGCTACCGCTAGTTCCTGATGAACCGCTAGTACCGTTTGTACCATCTACTCCAGATAATCCACTAGTCCCTGAAGAACCACTTGTTCCGTCTGTTCCTGAACTTCCACTAGTTCCTGAACTACCTGATGTACCATCCGTCCCACTTGAACCTGAAGTTCCGTCTGTTCCTGAGCTTCCGCTAGTTCCTGATGTACCATCCGTTCCTGAGCTTCCGCTAGTTCCTGATGTACCATCTGTTCCACTTGAACCCGAAGTACCTGAAGAACCACTTGTTCCGTCTGTTCCTGAAGAACCACTTGTTCCGTCTGTTCCTGAGCTTCCGCTAGTTCCTGAAGTACCATCCGTTCCACTTGAACCCGATGTTCCTGAAGAACCGTCAATACCACTAACACCTGAGGTACCACTTGTTCCTGAAGAACCATCAATACCACTAACACCTGACGTACCACTTGTACCTGAAGTTCCCGTTCCACCTGTAAAATTAATTATTACATTACCGTCTCCGTTATTAATAACTGAAGCACCTGAAAATGTCATACCTGTAACGTTTGTTGCCGTTACACCTGACGTGGCATCATAAACCGTAAGAGGACTACCCCCACCACCTGAAGTAAATCCAGTTACCTGAATATCCTCACCAAGTGAATTGGTTAAAGTTAAAGTTTGACTACCTGAGTTATACGTACCACCTGTAATAGGAGCAGTTAACCCTGTAATTGTGATAGTACCACCAGTATTATTATATAAATCTAAATCTGAGGTACCTGAAAAATATGTACCTCCTGTAATTTGAATGTCGGTTCCATAAAATATTTTCCAACGAGCATTTTCTCTTGTCGTACCATCAACACCTTCAATTGTTGAGCCAGTCCAAGCATTAATGAAATCTCTACCCGCTTGTGTCCTAGCTTGAACCGTTGTTGAATTTGTATCTATAGTAAATCCAGAATTACCTGATTGAGCAGCAACTGCATCCCACAATACCTCGTAATTAGGTATTGAATATTGGTAAACGGTTTCAGTTTCTTGTACAAAAACTTGCATACCAAGTCTTCTTCGACCTGAAGAAATATTATCCGAATTTAAAGTTAACGTTGTCCAAGAAAGTCCCGCATTATTACCAATATTAATTTGAATTGGTATTGTGTTGGCGGATAATTGTTGTAATCCTGTACCACTAAAAGTTAATTGTAGGTCATCAAGATTCCAAACTTCACTATAACCCCCAACAATTGAAATTGAAAAAGTAGTACCTTGAGTAAGGGTTCTTGAAACTCCGTATGGTGCAGATAACTGTGCTGCCGCGGTAGGATTTTTATATACAAATGACATCGTCTATGTTTTTCTCTTTAATTTTATTATGATTTCGTATCACCTCTAAAGTAATATGTCTGAGTTAATGGTGTTGCCGCAGGTATTAGTAAGTTAGGTGAAATCCAAACTACCCTATATTGTCCCGCAGGTATTGCCGCTCCGCTAGTAACATTAACATCATAAGCCAAAGTAATAGATGCTACCGCAGGAATACCGTTCTCAATATCCTGTCCACAAACAGTCGTTCCAACATCTATTGTGTAGTTGTTAACAGAACCTCCAATACCATTTAATGGTAACCATATTGAATAGAAATATTTAATGTTTGGATTTACATGTGTTGTAGGTATTACAGGTATAGAACCAAAAGCATATTGACTTAGACTACAACCCGAATATGTGCCAGGTGTTTGTAGTATTGGTCCCGATAATGTTATTGGTGTTACGAAATTACCACCACCACTTATAAATGAAGGTTGGTGAGCATACACGTTTAAGTCATTATCATAATTTCCACCAGAGTTGTTTGGTACTCCAACACTATAATAACTACCCCAATCAACAGCTCCATTTGCAATCGCATAATTTAATAAAGTAGTATCGTCACCACCATCTTGAGGTTCTGCGAAGATATATGCCGAGAATGGTGAATTACTTGGTGTAGGTGTTTGAGTTAATGTAGGAGTGTTAGTTGGAGTTACGCTTGCGGTATTAGTTGGAGTTGCGGTATTAGTTGGTGTTACAGTAGGTGTTGTAGTACTAGCTGGAGTTGTACTTGGTGTCGCAGTTAACGTTGTAGTAGTTGTTGGTGTTGCGGTATTGGTTGGAGTATTAGTTGGAGTCGTAGTGCTAACTGGAGTTGTACTTGGAGTCGCAGTTAATGTTGTTGTAGGTGTAGGTGTTTGAGTGTTAGTAGGTGTAGGTGTTGGCGTTTGAGTCGCCCCTGTCATTGGGTCAGTTTGAGTAGGAGTTGGAGTAACAGTTGGTGTTGTAGTTGGTGAAGGGGTAACACATTCAAGAGTTATTACAACCCCATTAAGCATTTCATTTCTTGTTTGTGCCGAGTAATAAATAATATTATCAACATAAACATTAAATGGTCCTAAAGCATTTGAATTTGAAGCTAGTCTAACAATATAACTAGTACAGCCAGTAATCGTCAGTTGTTGTTCGATTTCTGTACCGCATCCAGGGGCTTCGTTTGTAACTAATATAGAGTATGTGGACATTCGATGTTTTTATTTAATAAATACCACAACAATACTATTTCAATTCAACGAATTAAAAATATTGGAAACTTTACTGAAGAGTGAAAAGACAATTCGCTTCTTGAATGTCGATATTAACAACACAAGACGCCAATTCTATTGTAATTTGGAAAGTACAACCAAAAGTACATTGTAATAATTTAAAAATGCTACACCCATTATTATCTGTTAACGTTAACATGATTTCAGGTGCGGTATTGAATATAGAAGGTATTACCGTATTATATTCAATAATGGGTGGAACAGGTCCCGTATTAATAGTACCGAGTAAAGTTTGGTAATTTCCGTATACATCTGAAATGTATACGTCAATAGGATAAGTTCCTCCTGATATTTCGGTTATTCTTACTTGTGTCATGTCAAACAAATTGTATCATAAACGATTAATAACTCAACAATGATTTCTTGACCATCCAAAGTATTACTATTTGGATTGGTTTCGATTGTTATTTGATTATTACCTGAATCTACGGTAACATTTCCAATACCAGGTATTGTTTGTAACAAACTAACAACCGTATCGTAGTATTCATTATCAGTTGGCGCAACAACTAATGAAGTAGTTGTAAAGAAAGTATCACTCGCAGTTAAACCTAACGGATTAACAGAAACATTCACAGTGTAAGTCGCAGAAATTAAACTACAACTTGTATTACCCGATGTTAAATCATCAAATCCATCATTTAACATTTGTAACAAACCATATTTCGTTTGTGATTGGATGTTAAACACTTCTGACCCCATCACATATGTTTGGTAAGAAGCATAATTTGCATCACAAGCAATGTCTGTAAATCTTTGTAATGAACATCCATTACTATCTATAATGGTAACATTATATGTCCCTGCAGTAAGTCCACTCACTTGAATTTGTTGTGGGTCGTTTGGTACATTAGGTGACCAAACATATGTAAATGGAGGTTCTCCTGAAGAAATAAACGCAGTTATTGAACCATTCGAACCATTACCACAAGATGTATTATATAAACTGTAATTTAACGAAGGACTTTCATTCACATAAACTTGTAATGTCTGAGTACAACCTGTATTATCAATAACCGTAATAGTATGTTGACCTGATGACACGTTATTGAATGTCACGGCTGATTGTGAAGTATCCAACAGATTTACCAAACCATCCAACGAATAATCATATGGAGGTTCACCACCAGTTGTTTTGGTCACAGTTATGTATCCATTATTTTGATTACAAGTAGTCCCTGTTGTTTGTGTTGAAATCGTGAATGTATTTGTTGCAATTAAAGTCACCTCATCCATGTAAAAACAACCTGAAGCATCCGCAACTGAGACCGTATATGTTCCCGAATATAAATTAGAAAATAATTGATTTGTTTGTGAATTGGCAACATTTAAAACATTACCATTAGGGTAAATTAATGTATAAGTATATGGTGATGTTCCCCCATTTACCGCAACACTAATAGAACCACCATTACTAGAACATGTTGAACCTTGAGTGTTTATATTTACGGATGTTATTCCATTTGGCGAAGTTAATACGGTTCCTTGAGTAAACGTACATAAACCTGCGTCAGTAACACTTATACTATAATTACCTGGTGATAGTCCAGATATTGTCCAACTTGTTGCATACTGAACCACAACGTCTCCTGTTGATGCGGAATAATAATAAGGAGCAGTTCCACCCGTAATTTGAATTGTTAATACACCGTCGGCAGAAAAACAACTAGGTTGAGTTGCAGTAAATGTCCCAAAACCAAGAGGAGCGATATTATTAATGGTTGCAGTCTCAGTTTTAACACACCCATAACCATCAGTAACATCAACAGAATAAATCCCCGCAGTTAAACCTGTTAGAGTAGACCCCGTCGCACTTGTACTCCAAGAATAACTAAAAGGTGGGTGACCTGTTAACCCTGTAACCATGATTTTACCAAACGGACTTCCACCACAAGAAGAGTTTGGTACCACATATAAACCATAGTTTAATAATGGAGAATCTTCAACAATAAAGTTAGAAGTTTGTGAGGTACATCCACCCAAGTCTTCAACGGTCATATAATATGTTCCCGCAGTTAAACTACCAAATACAACTGTCTGTTGGTTGGTAACCGCAGATTGTGAAAATACACCATCTCCATGGTATAAATAAAAATTGGTCGATGAATAATCCGATGTTGAAGTTCCTGTCACAGAACCGTTATTTAATCCACATGTTGTATCTAACACAGATACAATACTACCACACACCCCACTTGATATGGGGATGTTAATGTAAAATTCGGCGTTTGTTGGCAATGAACTATCATTAACCCTAACCGCATATGTTGTGGCACTTAACCCTGTCTTAATCGCAGGTAATGTAGTTACAATATCAGGAGATAAAACAGGACTTAACCAATCAACAGTATATGGTGGAGTACCACCAGTCAATGATAAACTGATTGAACCTGAATTAGTGTTTGAACAGTCTCCCGTTACCGATATGTTATAGTTAAAAACTGACATTATATACTACAATCTATATTAATATTTATTCCGACATTTAAAACCACGGTTTCTTGTAAGTTTTGAGGTAAGCAATTTAAGTTGGTTATTGTCAATTCATTACCATTTAAGAAGTAAGTATATCCGTAGTTGTATAATGTAGGTAAATTATCTATCAAAGCATTTCTCCATTCAGTATTTGTCGGAACATCATTGTAACCATATCCCGTATAGAATGTTTCTTGTATTAATATATCACCCGCAATTCGTAAGTCAACAAACCATTCAGTTTGAACTGAGTTTTGGTCACATTGAGTTAATGTTAGCCCACTTGATGATAACATGTTGTTAATTCTGTTTGCCAAAATACTATCAAAGTTTGAAACCGTAATATCACCGTTTAACCATGGATAGATATTGAAATCAACGTATTCAGTACTACATGTATAATCAAAAATATTTGAGATGATGAAACATGGGTCGACAGGAACAGGTACGAACTGACACCCTCTTTGTCTTCTATAAACAAATTTTTGTTTGTGTAATACAGAGTTTTCCAATCTAACCCCACCATTCCAAATGGTTGTTGCAGGAACCATCTGTTCCACCAACTTAGTCCAATAAGGACCAATACCATTCACGTAATCAATTAACTTTTGATACGTGTACTTGTTGTTAGGTAATCCAACAGTTTGTTCTGATTCAATGTATTTCCACCAAATAGATTGTAATGTAGGATAACCACCCGTCTTACCATCAGATATGTATTGTCTGTTTCGAGTGTTAATCATATTCTGCCAAAAAGTTTGGGAGAATTCAAAGAATGTTTTCTTCTTAGGCTTGGGGTCAACATAAGTCCAATCCACTCCACCTGGTACGGGGTAACCAACCGTTAAACCTGATTCAGGTATCGGGTAGTCGTAGTTTCTTGATTGTTCCCACACATCATAAACAAGACCTTGACCAGGGTTTAAGAAAATGTCTACGTTTTTAACGTTTAACACTAATTTCTCATTATCAACAAAGTAGTACGCATTGTAATCCCCTTGAGTTGAAATCCTAACCTTGTCGTCATCCGCTAACCATGACTTATTATTATCCACAACTTTTTGAAGTTTAAATCCTTCAGTCATATATGGGAAATCTCTAAATCTATTCAAATAAGTCTGACCATATGTGAATGGTTGTAATTGTGTTTGGATATTAAAGTTTTGACCTGTAAACACATTTCCTGTAATTGTAACTTCATCAGGACTTCTATGTTGTGGAGTTTGTTCATACCAACCCGCTCCGATTTGGAAGAAATAGTTTTCAGTATTAACAGGTGCATTTGGATAACCCTCAAAATCTATAGGGTAATCATCCAATGTGATGTTAACATCTTGGTATGTGGCGTTTGTTGTAAAGGCAGTAAATATTTGACCATGAATACTATAAGTTTGACCTACAGCATATGTCGGTGTTTCTTGAACATAAGTTCCACCTGAAATTTGAGCCCATTGAGTATAGAATTGTTCTAAATTAATTTTTTGGTCAGCCAAATAAATGTGTTCATTGTATTCAATCAAAGAGTCGGGAGCACCAATTAATCTTAATAAAAATTCAACAGACCTTCTCGTACCTTTTGATTTGAAAAGATAAGATGCATTAAGAATTAAGTTTCTATAATAAGCATAATTTAATTCTGTAGGAGTTAAAGCCCTGGCGTATCCAGGATAAGTTGGTGTTGCCGTGTTACCAAATACAGACGACAAGAAATCTTCATTTGTAATTGGTGAGAAATTAGATGACCATCCCAAAGTTTGAGATAAATTAACTAATAACTGTGATGGTATGTCGTTTGATGGATTATAATTTACAGAATTCATGTAAGCCAATCCTTCAATAAATTGTTTTATTTGGTCAAAGCTTCTACCGTAGATTTGGAATATTTTTTCAACTTTTCTACCTAAAGTATCAAATTCTTTTAATGAATCTGAAACTAAGAATCTTGAAATTAAATTTGTTTTAAATGAATCCAATTCAACTGCAATTGATTGAATTTGTTCCAAATAATTATCAAATAAAAACGAACTAATATCTAAGTTCCACGGACCATTTTTTGGCCAAGTCACTTGTTGGTAATTCGTATAAGTCTGACCATATTCATTTTGTGCGGGTACTTGGAATACCGCAGTGTATTCAGGTCTAACTAATCTATTCAATAAAAACTTTTCAACTTCATCAAAATCTTCTTGAAATGACTTATCAACTATATAGTCATTAGGTCTAATCTGATATTCATCGTTGATTGTTGTTGCGGTCGTACCAAATGGAGCTCCCGAAACATAAAATGTTAGTTCACCTGAAGATAATGTTTGAGATGGAACAAACGCCAATATTTTGAATATGTTATCGTTAATACTAATACAATAATCCAAATAAGTCTCAGTTAAATTTCTATACTTAGATGAAATTATTTCTCGTATTGCTAAATTAGTTGTAGCACTAACCGAATAATCAATATCAAACGGGTTTTTAATACTACTAACATTTACTTTAAAATATGTTTCGTCGTTTTGAACATCATAAAAAATATCATACGCAGTATTTCCAGTCACATAATTACCATTAGCAAACTGAACGTCTAAAGATGCGGGAAAATAATTAATAATCTTAGTAATTGAAACCCTAAATCTTTCAGATAGGGAACCATACATTGAAAAATTAAGAACTTGGGTAATATCAAAGTTAGGATAAACTCTAAATTGAGTTGCCAATATTCTTCGACTTTCTTCAAGACTGTCAATGTTCATAGAATCCAACGTCATAGGTTCGGAGAAAGCTCCGACATTGAATGTTCTATTAACTTTTTCTGTCACACCTGTGGTAAACTCAAAATTACCTTGCGTAAGTCCTCCACCCTCAACAGTTTGTAATCCTACAATGTTGTCAGAGAAGGTACCCGCACCATTACCAGGTCTTGGTGGGTAAAAGAATTTAGTATTTTTGGTATTTACCGCCATTAAGTTGTTATGTTTGTGAAGTTTTTACTGAAGTCAATGTTATTACCTCTACTTTGTCTAACCTCGTAAAGTAACGCATTAAATTGGTCTCTAATTTCATATAAGTTGTATTGTCTGTATATGTTATTTTGAGAGTCATAGATAGTATAGATACCATCATCAATTGATTTGGTTTGATTACCATAAAGAGCAATCGCAAGAGACGATACGTCGTACTCAACCATTTCAATTTCCAAAGTAATTGGATTGAAATAGGTATTTGAAATTATGATGTTTTGGTTTGGTTGCCCAATAAACGGTGTCGCATTTGGATTGTTTGTTGGCGATGAAGATGGTGATAATGTTAAGAATATTAAATTCGAATTACCCTCAACATATCTGTATCTAATACTTTTTTGTGTTGTATTTGTTTCATTTGTCACAACGGGTTCACAAAAGAACGATGATGTAACAACTCTAAAGAAATTTGGTATCTTTGAGCCGTCAGGATTTAGATATTCTACTCTAAAACCAACCAACCCTTGCGGTACAAATTTGTTTTGGTACTGTGTTGGTACATTTGTAATATCAATAATAATACCTTTTACGTTTGGTAACGCATTTAACACACCACAATCAGTAATTCTTGTTCTAATTTGTGCTGGTCTCAAATATAATGTATAGATTCCAAGAGCATTGAACTGTTCTGCAGGTAATGTTAAATTGTATAGTCCACCCAATACCTCAACACCAGCATTTCCACCTGTTTGAGTATTGTTGAAGTAAGGCTTGAGAATTGTCTGTGCATCAAGTTGTGTTAAGGTAAAGTTATCCGTAACATCCCTTGATGGTGTATAATTCATAATAATTTGAACGTCTTCTGGTGAGACATCACTTGGTCGTATTGTGCCGTATGAACCTATTGCCATATCTTTTTATCTTATAAATAGTTTAGTTCTTTTTTTCAACGTTAAAAAATCCATATCCGTAGTTAATCATGTCACCTAAATTATCCACTTCACCCATTCTTTGAACTCTTTCGTAAGCAGAATTCTTTCCTCGTTCAACAAAAACATTAGTTTGTATCTGTGGTTGGTCAACCGCTTTAAGTAAAACTTCTTCTTTGGTTATTGGTCTTGCAGTTAAATTACTATCGGTAAATCCTGAAGATTGTTCAAAAAATATTGTCGTACCATCGATATAATCATAGTAATCAACCAAATTAACTGTATAGGCAGTAAATGTTGTTGCAGTGTTTGTGATTGCCCCCCATATCTGACCATTCTTAATTACAGGAACTCCAACTTGGAATTTGTTTGGTCCATACATCGCCAATTCATTAAGTTTTGATTTCGTTAACCCTGAAACTGTAAATGGAACCGTTGTAAAATTATTTGAGGTTTGAGCGGATACAACATTTACCGCATCACCTGAAAATATATAATCATAACTAATAGGTGTTTCAAACCAATTACCACCCGCAGGAATAAAAAAAGCCTGCCCATTTGGGTTATTAGCAACGACATCGACATAAGGTGTTGTCACAGTTTTTGAAACTTTTGTGACACCCCATGGATTAGTTTGTTTTAAAGTAATAGTGTATTGAGCATTTGCAACAGGATAAGTATGTGCAATTGAATTTGGTGTATATGTGTTAATTGTCTGTTCAGGAGTACCATCACCCCAATCAATTTTATATGCTGATAACTTAAGGAACTTTTGAAACTCACTTGATGTATTATATACATTATACACATATGGGTCAGTAGTTGTTGACGAAAATATAAAATTGGTAACTACATCTTTTTGTAATACCGCACCATCAAATGGACTATAATAACCAAAGTCAACTGCGGTTTGTCTAATTAATATAGGTATAGTTAAACCTGTAAGTAGTGAACTTCCATTTGGTCCAGCGCTTAATACTTGGGTCATGGCAGAATAAACACCAGTTGTTTCACCAGTATAACTTGGTCCAACATTCTGACCTTGCATGTTAACCGTAAAGATGTCACCCTTAATAGTTTCAGGCGAAATAATAATATTATAAAAATCTTCCATTATGGGTTAACATATTCATACCATTTTATGGGTTCCAAAGTCCCCGCTCGTTCACCATCATTCAAATAAATTGTTTGATTTGGATTCATGTTAAATACCTGATATTCTTGTTTGTCATAATCAAGATGAACTCTATAATAGAAATATTGAGAGTTGTCAAATACGTATTTATTACCCGATAAAGATGATTGTGGCATATTCATCATTTTAACAAAGACTCCTTGTTTTGCATCATAAAACTTTGCAGTCATGTAAAATGTATCAATATCCAAGAATGTTCGTTTTTTCAACCAATAAAGGAAAAACCCTTCTTTATCTCCAACATAATCAAGAACAAATGATGGTTTGTTAATTGTTACGGGAGTTGTTTGCATTATCGCATTCATCTTTAATCCCTGTTGTGTTGGGATTATTATTGTTATATAATTTTTCTGTCTTTTCTCGTCAAAATTATCGTATAAATCAAGTTTAAAGAATGAGTTTGAATAATTATTTGAATAGTAATATATCTCTTGTGTTGTAAATCCTTCCGCTCTATAATCAGTAATCCAATTTGACGAATTATCTAATGAAGTTCCCGAATAAAAATAAAACTCGTATTTAATATCCGTTGGGTCATTTGTTGCACCTGTCAAAGGTGAATGAGCAAAACGACTAACCTCAAAGTCTCTACCAACACCAATTACTTCCGTAATGATTTCGGTTTCATATGCCTCAATACTTTGGTCTTGACCCATGTAATCCCAAGTAAATTGTACAGGAATGGTAAGTTGTTTATCAACAAACCCATCTTTACGAATAGTTAATTTATTCACACTCATCTATCAATGGTTTAATTGGGAATTCAACACCAAGTGTGTTGTAATTTATACCTTCAGGTATTAACCTAAAAGTTAATTCTTTAAATGGATATTGCGCGCTATTCAAAAATGGATAATCCACGCCTCGCTCTAAATTATCTTTAAAACCGTAACTATATAAATCCCTCCATCTAAATTGTTGGTCCGAACTTGAATAGTATGAATAAAACGGTACGTTATCTACCTGTCCAACATTCGCTGTCTCAACATAATCGGAGAATACCCTAATTGTCATCGAGGTGTGTGGCTTATAATAAAAACCTGGACTATTCGTATCATACAAACTTGTAGTTTGGAATACGTTCTGATTGTAATTAATTTTTTGATAATATGTCGATACAACCCTTTCAATTTGGTCATAGTCATTCCACTCACAAAAATCTCCGTCAATCACATCTCCTTCGTTTAAATCTTGATTATAGTAAAAAGTTTTAGTTGCACCATTACTTAATGTGTAGTTTGATGTTGGTATATTAGTATCCGAATAATTATTTTGCAAATCCCACCAAGCACTTACAGGTGATGTTATATTAAATTCCCACCCTTGTTTTAAACCAATACCATTATTTGGTTGGTTAAAATAACCTGAATAACCTTTATTGATAATTGTTAAAAACAATTCACTTACAGGTCTACCCTGATTATCTAATACACCAAGTAAATTGATGTCTTTTGCCACGGTTACATTATATGAATTACTACTTGTCTTTTGTGAAATCCTTGATACTTGATTCGGAGTTATTGAACTATATTCAAATTGTTTTTCTTCACCAAAAACATTCTTTTCAAATCCATTTTTGGTAATGACCGTACTGTCAACACCTGTTAATATTTTGTGTTGTCTTATGTAATATTCAGATTTTGTTTCTGTAATGTTATCAGGGTTAATAACCCTTTTAAATGTACCCGTAACCCCGTTAGCAAATGTCGTACCTGTATATCCAAAATTATAAATACTGAAGATGTATTCCTCACTATCAAATTCATTATTACCTAACGAATATACTTGGAATAAATTTATTTGGTTATAAAAGAAAGATAACTCAACGTATTCTCCAACCGATAAACCATGAGGTGTAATACATTGAAACGATATAACATTACTCCCATTTTGAGTTCTATTAATAATAGAAAACGGTATTCCTTCTGACGCAATCCAATTATACGAACTATTATTTAATTCATATGATAATTGTTTTGTACTATCATTACTATAAGCATGACTAATATAATAAGTCCAATTGTATGTGTACGCACTTTTTGGTTTATACTCAATATGTTGGTCAGTTATTCGTGGTCTATAAAAATCAAACTCGTAAAATTGTGGATATCCTTTCCATATACCGTTAACTGTTGATTGAATTGAATCAACATAATATAAGTTATTTTTAAATGGTACGTATTCAGTGGTACCTGTATATGTATTAGCGTAAATGTAATTGACTTTAAAGGTTGGTCTAAATGTTGAGCTAGATTGTCTTTCATCGTCAAAAACCTGTGCAAGACTAATACTCTGACTTCGGTCGTACTCAACAATCTGTTGTGATTGTTGTTCTAATTCCACAGAAATTTCTTGGTCAACAAATGGCGCTGACTTATACTGTTGACTACTTGGTATGATAGTATACTTATTCACTTATAGAATATTTCGTTTTAAATTTATCTAACGAGGTTAGACCTTTTTTAATACCAAAATAAAAATGGAATGGAGCACTAACTAAAAACTTATTCGATGGGACTCCCGCCACACTAAAAGAATAATTTCCAGTCGAATCCACATTAAAAATATACCCTCTTTGATAAATATCACTAGTGTTGTTCGCTCCAACAAAATACGTTGGTTGGTTAATATTTCTCCTATCTAATGATTGATAATTATACCCAAAAATACCACTTGTATTTATATCTGACGATTGATTAGTTTTCCAATTATTATCCTGAGAACCAAAAATACTTTGTATCGCTGGTTGTTGTAACTCCCACTGATAAAACGGTACGTATTGAGATTTAATACCATAAGGATATGTTAATACGGTTGTTGGTGTCGGCCTAAAATTAATTACACCTGGTGTTAAATAATCTTTGTTTTGCAAATCAACCGTGGTTGATGAAAAGAAAACTCCCATAGTTGGATTATCCAATGAACCTATAACTACAACGGGGTCATTAGCACTACCGTTCACATTATAAAATTCAGTTGAAAAGGGTACGACACCATATTCTGAATTAATGGAAAAACTTTGAGCCAAATCACCGTCAATTCTAAAATCGGGTCTTGAAAATAACTGATTTAATCCATTATCACCAGTAGGAATTAATTGTTGAAGCCAACTCTCATCCGTAATTCTACTAATAACAAAAAGATTAACTAAATCTGAAGTGTCAGAATAACTTGATGGGTTTAAACTGTTCATGATATATCCATTAGTAGACGCATCATATACGATTTCCTTATACACATCACTTTTAACCCCTAAGTTAATAATTGTAGTTGGAAATAATAGATTTCTTGAGTTCACTGGGTCCTCCAATCCATTTGTTGGTCGACCAATAAATCTTGATACCGTTGACCCACTCAAATACGGAGAACTTCTATAATAAAAATTATTAGTTTTTTCATCAAAATATACCAATTCTTTTGCAAATTGTGGTGGTAGTGGTTTGTTTTGGTCATCATAATAGGTGTCCACTTGTATTGGAAACATATATAAAGAACCGTTAACCCAATTATTTGTGAATGATTGTGCAAGAACTCCTCTACATAAACCATAAAAGAATCTAAACCTATATCCCCATTCATTCCACGATTGCATATCTTTTTGTAAATCATCCCATGGATTTACAACAAAAACATAACAACCGTTTTGTACTGAGTCAGTATTAGAACATCCAGCTTTAACTCCAAAAGTAACACTATTACCAGTGTAACAATTAAGTCCAACCATATTCTCACAAGTGTTTAACGATTGAATTACGTTTACACTCGCAATTTGACCTGTAATCTCAGGAATAACAATTGATGCTCCTGTGTCAAAACCACTAATTAATAACGAACCTGTCGTTGTTAACTCAATTGTGTACGCTGCAAATCCTAAATTTTGTTGTAATAAACTAACACTACCGTCCAAATTACCACTATCTATATAATCGGATGATGGTAACCTGTCAGTTCTCATAATATTTTTAGAATGATTTGTAATACTAAGTTGATTATTTCCTGTAAGTGATGGATATAATATAGGACTAAAATAAATTGTGTCGAATGAAGCATAGCTTACTTGAGTCTGTGGTAATGTTGCGGTATTTGCAGGATACTCAGTTAAAGGATTACCGTACAATATTGCCCCACCAGATAAATCTTCAGAAGTATCATAAGTAGTTCCTAAAATAGCAAATCCTTCATAATATACGTTTGCAGTGTTAGTTGTCGCACCATTAGAAGTTCCGTAAGTAGGTGTTTGATTTATGTAGTTTTGAGATTCATATGTATTATTAGGAGTAATAACTAACCTATTTGTTGATATCCCGTCTAAAGCACCGTAATACCCAACGTTACTTGTTGTATATGATGAGTATTGTAAACCAGGTGTTGTTGAACCAATAACTCCTGGTGTATAAAAATGTGATTGGAAATATATATTATCCTGATTGTCGTGTTGTTGAATTGAAGTTGGTGAGCCGTCAGGTATTTTTTGTATGGGTATATTAACTCTAGTTGTGGCGGTGAATATCCAATTAACATCATTTTCATCGGTACCAAATAAAGTACCTATTGAATATTTGTTAGTTAATAATGGAGAGTACGGGTCAACTCCCCTTTGTAGTACTAAAATAACTTGGTCCGTAAAATTTTCTAAATAATCCGTAGGATTTAAAGTTACAGTACTTTCTAAAGTCCTCGCACCCGTTGGGTATCCTATAATTTGAAGTTCATAGTTTTCTATAATACTATTTTGTCTTAACACATCTTCATAGAATCCACCCGAACTTGCAGAATTTGGTAATACAGGCACAGTAACTCCGTTAATTGTTGTAGTACTAATTGTTATTGCAGTTAAAACTTGGTAATATTCAATATCCGAAGGATATATATATCTCTGACACGTATCCCCACTATTAATTACACTAAATGTTGCAGACCCATTTAAAGTCGCTATTGAAATACAATTGTCATTTAATATTGTTTGAACACCTAATGCGGTTGCATTGTACGTATTACTATTTCCATCACAATCCCCATAAGTTATGGTACCTAAATTTGTAACATCAACTGTAACACTATTAACACATTCTACTGATGTATTTTGTGGTATAGTATAAATTGTTGTTAATTCGTTGTTAGTATTGTTTGGGTCCGCATAATTAACATTAATATTAAATTGGTTAGTATTCAACGTACCATTAATACCCTTTATTTCATTACCACCAGTATTTCCTGACCATAAAAAGTTTTTGTCGCTACTTGTATTTGGATTTACAAAAGTAAGTAGAGTTCCTGGTGAAAGATTATTTGATGATAAAACAGTGAGAGTGTTATCATAATGATAAGTTAAGTTAACATCAGAAGCAAAAGTTACTTTTATTTTATTAACTCCCTCAAAATATTTGTTTCTGGTATTGAAAATATTAATTCTTTCACCAATAGGTAATGTTTGTTTTTGTATTGAATAATCAAATCCCGCAAAAGTTGCGCTTTTAGCACATTTAAATACTGTGGGGTCATCTTGTTCACCACTAAAAGTGGCCATTGCTTCAGAAATTGTAGTTGTAAGATTAGCATTAAATTGTGTGGATAGTTTATTTGTGTATAAAGCTGGATTTGAAACTTGGGTAAGTAATGCCGAAACTGGTGTAGGTTCTTCAGAACTAATGCTTGGCGGAATATAAGTATCATCACAGTTACAAGCCTGACAATCAGGATAAGTAATCATAGGTAGCTTGAATGGCGGAAGTTTAACACCTTTTAAAAATTTTTGAGCCAAATTAACAACAACTAATAATACTCCCCACACAGCTAATGAAGGAATATAAGTGGCCGCCAATAAAAGTGCAGTTCCAAAAGTGGGTACCCCCATAGCAAGAGCCGCCGCAAATTGAGCAGCAATTATTATAAGATTTGCAACAATAAAAATTTTCAAACCTGTAGTCAACGGATTTGCAAATTTATTTAAAAGTCTTGCCGCAACATGATAAACAAATAAAAGTGGTATACCTACAATTTGAATTACGGTAAATAATATTGCAAATACAAAATAAATAAAATCAAAATTTCTAAATCCTTCATTCACTGGAAATTTATTAATAGTACTTTCACAATCATTACTATCAATTTCTTTAATCCCAACAAATCTACCCCTACCTCCGTTTTTAAATTCATCAATCAAACCAGATACGGTATAAACACGATTATAATTAAATTCATAAAAACTATCCTCACAAGATACTGCAGCATCTATATTTGTATATCCTGACCATTCCACACCAAAATAATATGAACCTGCCAATTTTTCCTGTACCGATGCATTTGTTGAATAATTTGGGTCAGAACTAACATTTGACCAACCATATTCTCTAATATTTGGGACTAAAAAGTACGGTCTCCTTGTTTGTTCTGTTAATGAATTTGGTTGTTGCCATTTAATTTTAAATCTATATTTTGCCTTTGTCGGTATCCCAATTGTAGGGTCGTTTGAAATTACTTTTTCACCAAATTCATTAGTTATAAAATAATCTAAATTCATTGGTAGTTCGGTTAACCAAGTACCGTCCCCGTCAATCACATTACCCGCTTGTTCTAATTCATATTGTTCTAATATTGGGTTACCATCAGTACCCTGTTGGATTGTCTGTCTTATTGATAATATTTGTCCTGGCCCCGCTTGTAACCCACAAAGATTACCCATATTGTCTTTTGGTCTCGCAGTTTTTCTGACTCTCATATTATCTGGTGAAGAATATATCGACCCCATAAATACTGATGTTGGTTGTATATCAACATTTGCATCATCTCTTAAATCAAAATCAAGTCGATTGATTGCAATATCACAAACACCAGGGTCTCCCCATAATGGAGATATTTCCACATTCTTAACTAAGTTGATAATTTGAGGTAATGAGTTGATGTCATTAGAAGTTCTAAATCTATTACCAGCAACTTGAGCTTCGGTCGCCAAACCCATTCTAATTAAATCTTGCGGTGTCAATGAAAACTCACCAATGTCAGATAAGTCTACATCCATAACTACAGTTTGATACCCAAGTGGGACACCCATAATCATGTAATCACCACTATCATTTGTTTTTGCAGTGAACTTGTAATATTTGTCGTATATTTCAACCGCAGTACTTCCTGTCAACGCATCTAATCTTGATGGTAATGTACCCGTAGCTGCGTGAGCCGAATATGATTTTTCATAAGGTAATAAGTTATACCTATAACCATCCTCATTTTTATCTGTTGGAGATTTGTAAGGATATATACTTGAGATAATTGGATTTGATTCATCGATATTTGTAATTGGGATGAATATGGAAACTCTTGCATTAGGTAATCCAAATCCGTTGTTAGCAGTAACCCTACCAACAATTACTCCGTAATCCGCACAACTTCTTATGTAGACATCCTCTTGTTGTATTTTTAAAGATAAAATCTCTAACTGTTCAAACTCTTGGTCTAACTGTACATTGATAGTTTTACTAATACCTAACTCAGTCCTTATTCTATATGATTGACCCATTAATCTCTTTAGTTAATAAATAGTTTATGCGTTATTTTTAAAGTTTACGCACGTAATTAAATAATAACTTAAAGAAAAAATAAATAAACTTGTTAAGAAAAAGTAATTGATTGGAAGTTCTTAACTGAAACTCGGATGTCTTTACCAGGGTATCTAATTTGATAAACCTGAGATGGTTGAGCAAAGATTGTATCGTCAACAGGAGCAATTAATTTAAGTTCTGGGTCTGAATATTCCATTGATGTTTCAGCTGAAGAGTATTGACCTCCAACCTCATTGAATACTTCTAGTCCCGCAACTGTTAACACCCCATTTGTATTTTGAATAATACTTCTAATCTCCGATAGATATACGTTTTGACCTAATTGTCTTGTTTGTGGGTTAAAGTAAGCAGATACTTTATCAATAACACTTGAAATAACTTGACCCGAATTTTGAGCCGAATCTAAAACAATTGAAATGTCAACGCTCAAGTCTATAACCTCAGCACTAAAGATTGATATGTAATCGTTCATCATACGATAGTTTGATAAATAATTAGCAATATTCTGTCTAAGAGTGTTTGACACAATATTTGTTAATTTACCTGACGTATCATAAGACAATATTTGAATTAAAATTTTATTGTCGTTTTCAGTAATGGATACCTTCGCAGGTGCTCCAAACTGAGCTGGCATGTTTCTAATAATTGATTCGTAATCTTGTACTGTTACCGCTCTTTTCTGAGCCGCAAAGTTAAATGATACATAATTTCTAATTTCTTCTAATGATGGAAGTCCTGCACCACCTACCGCGGCAGTTACGTTAACACATCTTAATGAGTTGATTACCGCAGAGTTTGTTGTTTCTGAAGGACCATTAACAAAGAAAGATACCGTACCAATCTGATTGATTACGTTAGTTCCCAAGTTTGTTGCCAAACCACCACCAACTCTATATTGAACGAACAATGTTGAATTAGGTGTTAGTGTTGAACCTAATGAGAAGTTGTTTGAATATTTCTGTAGTTCTAATGTTGTACCTAAAGTTGTGAATTGATTCAATTGGTCTTGAGCGGTATTGGTACCTCCCCCAAAAGTCATTTTCTTAAATCCTTCAGGAGTATATTCAGTAATAAATCGATTCTGAGTTTGAATGTATCTACCCACTTTAATACCAGGTTGGTCTGAAACTTTGGTAGGGTCTTCAATGAACACTCTATCCTCAGCCAATGCATCCACCTCGTACCATCTATTCTCAGCACCTAAAAATTCGGCTGTGGTTGGTATGTTCGTATATTGAGTTCCGTTTTTTAATAACACACTTGTAATACCTAACACATTCTTTTCAGGTAAGAACAATTCAAAGAAGGGTTTAACGTCATTTGCACTGATAACTCTTTTGAACACTTTGGTAATTCCATTAACAACAATTTCTCTTTTTGTAATTGTGTAGTTAACAAGTATTCCGTTAGAATTAAAATTAGGAATCTTCAATCTATTTGGGAAACCTTGAGCGTTGTATGGTGACGCAAAATCAATATCATAAACATTTTCAAATACAACACCCGCACCAACAACTTGTGAACCTCTTAATAAAGTACCAAGATATCTCTCATCTTCTTTATCACCAAATGCGGGAACAGTAACTGAAAAATCAACTAAGGCAACTGATGGTCTTTGACCTGGCAACTTTAAACCATAAGTTCGGGCTATATTGTAAATGGATGACCTTTGTTGTGCATATTGTAATACTGTCTCTTGTACACTTCGGTCGATGTTGTAATGTAAGTTGTCAGCAATTGCCGCGTTCAAATCGATAAAAACAGAGAATACCGATGCGTCATTAAAATCTTGAATTAAATCAGGATAATATGTTCTTGTATAATTTAAGAGTTCAGTTCTAATTGACTGATAATCTCTAGTTGCGTACGATATTCTATTATTTGCCATTTATATTAAATATTGATAATTACAAAATCACTCTGTCCGTATGTCGACCCGTTGGTTGAGTAATCTAATCTTATTTTTGCAGTATATTCAGATGTACCTTTACCAGGAAATCTGTAAATTGATGATTCACTTGAACCTACGATATTTTGTCCTGTTGCAATATCAACTTCTTCTTGGGCGTCTGCTGGTGTAATACTTAAACTATTAACCAACAAGTTTGGCATAAATGTTTCAATCGCATCTCTAATGTCAGATTCAATAGCATTAAATGTTAAACCGTCAAACGGTTCAAAAAGGAATTCATATAATCTTGTACCAAATTGAGGTAAAAAATATCTTGAACCCTTTCTCGTTAATAATAAATGTATCAAATCGGCTTTGATTTCCTGAGATTCTAATTCTGTAAGTTCTAAATAATCACCACGTCTAGAATCCCTAAAGGGAAAATTTATACCATAAGTAATTCCATCTGCCATACTAATAAATATAATGCTATCTATTTTTCTTTAAATAGATTAAAAATGAAAAATCCCGATTGTGTCGGGATTTTCAAATTAGGAACTACATCCAAAACATTCAAAAGGACTGTCTTCAGGTTTCTGTGTTAGTTCGTGTAACTCAACTTTAGGTGTTTCAACTTTAACTTTAGGTTGTTGTACTTTTGATATATCAACCGCCAAGTGTTTAGCCCCTGTTGAAATTGCTTTAGTTCTAACATAATAACATAATGTCTTCAAACCTTTTTCCCATGAGTGGAAATGTGATGAGGTAATCTTAGACAACGTTGGATTAGCCATGTAGATGTTCATTGATTGTGATTGGTCAATAAACGGTGCTCTATCCGCTGCCATGTTAATCAATTCTCTTTGAGAAATCTCCCAAATTGTTTTGTACTTAGCAATTAAATGTTCAATACGTTTAACTTTCTTAGTATAGTTTTTGTCTTCAGTATCCAAGTAATTGTTGAAGTTAATGTTTTGAACTGACCCTTCGTTTAGGATAATTTCATTTTTCAAATCTTCACACCAAATACCCATCTTCTCAAAGTCGTTAATTAGGTACTTATTTACAATCATGATTTCACCACCAACAACTCGTCTGTTAAAGATTGCCGAATGAGCTGGTTCTGTCATTTCATATGAACCTGTAATCTTAGCTGAAGATGCAACAGGCATCTGAGCCGTGAATAATGAGTTACATATTCCATGGTTAGATACTTCTAACTTAAGACTATCCCAATCCCATAGACCACCTAATCCTTCATAATCCAATCCCCACATATCAAATTGAAATTCTCCTTTTGACATTGGTGAACCTTCAAAGTGAGCATAAGGTTTGTATTCACCTGTTTTACATAACTCCATACTTTCAGTGATAGCTGCGAAGTAGATTGTTTCAAAAATCATCTTGTTTAATTTCTTAGCTTCTTCAGATGTGAAGATGTAATCCATCAAATAGAATACGTCAGCCAATCCTTGAGTACCAATTGCAATTGCTCTTTGGTCCAATCCACCTTTTCTACCTTTTTCAGTTGAGTAACTGTTGATATCAATAACTTTGTTAAGAGCTCTAACAACTTTTCTTACCTCATTATAAAGTAAATCGAAATTAAACTCACCCTTATTAATGAAGTTCTTTAATACCATTGAAGATAGTGTACAAATTGCCGTAGTTTCTTCGTCAGTGTATTGGTAAATCTCATTACAAAGGTTTGATTGTTTAATCACACCAATATTCTGATGGTTAGTTTTCTTGTTAGCGTTGTCTTTAGAACATAAGTAAGGAACACCAGTTTCAACTTGTGATTCAATAATCTTAGTCCACACATCTTGAGCTTTAACTTTTTTACCAAGACCTAACTCAACCGCTTTGTTGTAGTTTGCTTCGTACTCATCACCATAACATTCTTGAAGTGGTTTAATACCCGCCTTAACAATATCATTAGGACAGAACAAATACCAATCAGAACTTTCCTTAACCGCTTTCATGAAGTTATCAGGAATCCAAAGAGCTGTAAACAAATCTCTTGCTCTTAATTCTTCAGCACCTGTGTTCTTTTTGATATCTAATAAGTCCATAACATCTTTGTGCCATGGTTCGATGTAGATAGCAGCGCTACCAGGTCGTCTTCCTTGTTGGTTAAAGAATCTCAATGACTCATTAACGATTTTTAAATACTTCAACAATCCACCCGCAAATCCACCTGATGAATTGATACGACTTTCTTTACTTCTGATGTTAGACATTGATAAACCAATACCTGCGGCATCTGAAGAATAAGTTGAAATATCATTCAAGGTATGTAACAAACCATTACGTGAATCCGCATTGTTGTAGTGTAACACACAAGACGCTAACTGAGGAACTTTGGTTCCTGAGTTGATGATGATTGGTGTTGCTGGTGAAATGAGTTGGTTAGACAATGAGTGGTAATACTCAACTGCTTGTTCAAATGATTTTGTAACCCACAATGCTACTCTCATATACATGTGTTGTGGTCTTTCAATTACTTTACCTTGAGGTGTCTTTAGCAAGTACATCTCTTGTAATGAACGCCAAGCAAAATAATCAAAGTTGTAATCGTTCTCGTGATTAATTACCGCATCAATTTTATCGTGACCGTACTCATTCATGATTTCAATTAACTTGTCGTTAATTACACCTGTCGAATGTAATTCCATAATAGTCTCACAGAAACTATCATTGGTTTCTTTGTGGTAAGAAGAAATTGCAACTGAAGATGCAAGTCTTGAATAGTCGTGATGACTACCAGTGTACGCCGCAGCAATCTCATAAACCAACTTATCCAACTCTTTAGTTGTAATAAGTCCTTCAGTTGGTACTGACGTAATAACCTTGATGAATATTTCATCAGAGTTTACGTTCAATCCTTTAGCGGCACGTTTAACTCGATTATAGATTTTTTGAGGATTGAATGATACGTCCTCACCATTTCTTTTTTTAATTTTTAATGACATCATATTGTTTTAGATTAGAAATCTTCCTCGAAGGAAATTGTTTCATTTAATTTAGCTTTTTGATACTCAACTGTTCTTGACTCAAAGAAGTTACCTTTAGTCTCAACAGCAATTTGTTCCATGAATTTGAATGGTTGTTCAACATTGAATTCTTTCTTACAACCAAATTTAACCAACAATCCATCAACAACAAACTCAAGATATTGTTTCATTAAGTTTGAGTTCATACCAATTAAAGATACAGGTAATGACTCAGTGATGAATTCTTTTTCGATTTCCAAAGCAGATAATAAAATCTCTCTGATTCTTTTTTCACTTGGTTTGTTTTCAACGTGATTATTTAAAAGGTGAATTGCGAAATCACAGTGTAAGTTCTCATCTTTAAAGATAAGAGAATTTGCATTACACAAACCTTGCATGATACCTCTTGATTTCAACCAAAAGATTGAACAGAATGAACCTGAGAAGAAGATACCTTCAACCGCCGCAAACGCAACCAATCTTTCTTGGAACGATGCTTTTTCAATCCAATCCAAAGCCCATTTAGCTTTCTTTTGAACTGCTGGTAAGTTGTCCAATGCAGTGAAACATAAATTCTTTTCTTCCTCACTTGAGATGTAGGTATCGATAAGAAGTGAATACATCAAACTGTGGATGTTCTCCATCGCCAATTGCATACCATAGAAGAACTTCGCTTCAGGGTATTGTACTTCACGATAAAAGTTTTCAGCCAAGTTTTCATTGACAATACCATCAGATGCCGCAAAGAATGATAGAATATTCTTAATAAAATATTGCTCATTCTCAGAGAGATTATTCCAATCTCTGATGTCGTTTGTCAAGTCAATTTCTTCTGCCGTCCAAAAAGCCGCTTGGTGCATTTTGTAATACTCCCAAATGTCGTTGTGTTGAATTGGGAAGATAACAAACCTATTAGGGTTCTCTATTAATATTTTTTCCATAATTTTAAATTGTGTTTTTTACGATTGTTGTTGTTGTTGCTCTCTTTGTTTTTTCTTTTCGAGCAATTCCTTAACTCTATCTCTTTTTCTTTCTTCTTGTTGTTCTTCAAAACCTAAGAATGTTACAGACGAATCAGTATCTATTTCTAATAATTCGTTGTTAAACTTACAGTTTTCAAATACAACCCCATCTTTACCAATACGTGATTTGGTGATAGCGATGGTTGCCAAGTTCATTTCTTTTTGTTGTAAAGTCTTAGCCACGGAAATGATAACGTGTCCAACTTGTGCTTTCTTAATAGAACCACCCATCTGGTCGGTGGTAACAACCTCAGAAGATATAGAGCTTCTGTTACCCTGTGTTGCTGTCCATCCAACTAATGATAGTTCGTGACACATCGCCTCAAAACCTCTCATTACTGAACCCTCAGCTTTCCATTCATCTTTACTCGAACTTTCAGGAACCACACAATCAATATAGTCCAAAAGAACCAAGTCAATCTTTGTACCATCAGCAATCATTTTTCTGATTTGGTTTTTGATTTGATTCATGGACATAGAATCCGATGGAAGTTTTTTCAAGATTAACTCGTTCTTCATCGTTTCTTTGATTTCTGTGATTTTTGACATGACCTCATCTTTGTGTTTTACCAAGTTGTCAGGTTCAATACCAGTCCAAAGTGTGAAGTGTTTACGTTGTACAATCTTTGGGTTGTCTTCAAAGAAGATTTGAAGAACATTATATCCAAGATTAAACGCAGTGTTCGCAATCTTTGTAAGGATGGTAGTTTTACCGACACCTGTAGGTGCTAAGATAACACCAATTTCTCCTTTTGCCAAACCACCTTTAAGTAGTCGGTCAATTCCTGGTATTCCCATCGCAATTGGATGACGGAAGTCTTCATCAAGAACTGTGTCAAGATTGGAAAAGATATCAGTTGTCCCTGTATCTCTTTCCCCAACCTGAAGAGCTTCACGGACCAAACCTTCAACCTTATCATAAGATTCAAAGTCACCTTCCGTAATGATTTTTTGGGCTTTGTCCATCGCCTTCTGAAGTTCCTGTTGTTTACAGAACTTCAACGCTTTCTCTTGAACGAACTGAGTTCCTTCAAATGGTGCGTCTTTCACTTGTTTGATAGTGTCAAGGACAATTTTTGCAACTAACTCTTGTGAAATCTCAGATTTAACAATCTGTTCGAGTGTGTCAAAATTTGGTGTTGATTGGTACTTTACGTGATACTCCTTAATCATTTGCAAGATAATCTTGAAGTATTTGTTGTCAAAATATGAACTCTCGATTACGTCCATAATCGACGCCGAAAATTCTTTATCGACGACAATTTGGTTTAAAAGCTGTATTTGAAATGTTGTTCCTAAGTAATCAAAATTCTTGTTCATATTGTATTTTTTCGTTCGTCTGTTTTATTAAATATTCACTTGTTTAGGTCAAAGTTCAAATATTCTAAACTTAATTTTTGACCTGAAAAAATGTCAGTTAATTCTCGGAGAACGTCTTTCAAAAATGGTCGTACATCAACTGTATAACGAACTTTTGGTGGGAATAATTTTCCATCAAAATTTCTATGACAAATTGTCTGTTCTCCAATTCTTACATAAATGTTGAATTCTTCTTTCTCATCGGTGAACGATGTGTCCATAATTGCAGGGTCTGCAACAATAGCGTCTTTGTTGTCCATCATGTAAATAACCGTCTTCATTTTGAGGTTGTACTCAAGTGATTCTTTTAGTCGTTTAACAAAGTCGTACAACTCCAAAGAATTTTTTGCTTTCGGGTTATACCCTCGAACATTAAAGAATCTTTGGACAACGATGTTGTCGTTCAACGTAAGTAAGAATTCCATTTTGGTGCTGTCTTGCTCTTTCATAATTTAATTTTTGTTTGTATTTCTTTTTTCTTTTCTTGTTAATTTCATAAAAGGTTTGAGGAAGTTAACCCAAGCATCATTGTCTTTGGGCAAATACTTAAAGAGACCATCTTCCATCATCATTCTCATTAAGTTCTTATATCCCCTATCCGTAGGGTCTATAGTGTCTGTTAAAATTTGCTCTACCAATTCTTTTCCATTCTCAGTTATTAAAGGGTTTGTAAGGTCGACTATCTTTTTGTTTGTTGTATAAAACTCTTCTCCAAAGATAGTTGATTTTGTTTTGCCAGTCAAAAGATTTGTTAATGTTTTTGAAGGTTTGTCTTGCGGGATATTTCGTGCATAATCCAAGATTTCTTCGATAGTGCATGGTTTCTCCTGCAATTGAGGAAATAACTTAACTAGTGTTTTTTCTCCAAGTCCCTGAATACCATCAATGTTATCTGACTTATCCCCCGTAAACACTTTTGTCACCAATACATTATAGTGAGGTATGTCCACCTTGTTGATGGATATCATATCTCCGTTCTTAAAGTATTGTTTTGTGATTGGGGAGTAGATGGTCACATTCTCAGAGATAAGTTGTGTGAGGTCTTTATCTGCAGAAAAAATGATAATCTGTTCGTCTTTGGATATCTTACAATAGTGAGCGATGAGGTCGTCGGCTTCGTTATCCTCAACTTCAATTTGTCTTACAAAAATTTCTTCAAGGTATTGTTTGACACGAGACCTTTGGTACAAATACGATTCGTATTTATACTCATTCATACTCTCTCGTCTGTTTTCTTTGTATTGGGGGTATATAGACTTTCGGATAGATGAATTTGATTCTCCATCCCAAAACACAACAACTTTATCATGGTTGTGTTCTTCAAGGAATTTACGGAGTATATTCACAAAGTGGTATACTCCGCCCACGTGGTCTCCGTTGTTAAAAACATCTTTGGCTCCGTGGAATCCTATCTTAAATAAATTATTACCGTCTACTAATAGTGTCTTAATCACATTTGTGATTTAAAGGGTGAAACAATATACTAATCTTCTTTTTCTTCTTTTAATTCAAAATCAATTGAACTAACGCCAAGAATATCTTTCCAATATTCTGCGTATTCTTTCTTGTAGTTTTCAATCGAAGCTTTCTCTTCAGATGCTTCTTTACCTGCCAAGAATCCGTGTGGTGTCACAATAATCTTTCCATCTTCATAACCTAATCCATTGATGTGGTTTTTCATTACGGATACTTTTGTTCTGATTGCAAACTTAACACTTCTTTTGTCTTTTGTTGCAGTAATTTTATTTGTTCCCGCACCTTTTTGGTTTCCGAATAAGAATACCAAAGATGAGTTTAACCAAATAGCTTCACCACCTTTTGCTTTAATTTTTGGTTGACCGAATGGATTGTCAGGTAATTCAACCCAAGGTTGATTTACAATAACCAAAGTGTTTTCATATTTTGAATCAGATTTACGTGAACCTGAAATACGTTGGTTGATACCCATACCAATCTTATCTGCCAATACAGATGCGTTGTGTTGTTTACCACCTTTACCATCGTAAGTCATCTTACAAGGAACTGAACCAACAGAATCCCACAAGAATAACAAACTGTAATCCAATTCACCTTTTTCTTGTGCATCTAACAAACTATTGATGTAGTCTGTAATTTGTTCGATGTAATCAAAGTCATTGTTGAAGATGTAAAATCCATCCCAATCAATTTCACCTGTTTCTTCATCGACCACTTCCTCACATTCAAAACCCATAAGTTTTGCGTGCTCAAAAGACCATTTTTGTTCTGTGATGATGAATACAGGTAGAATATTTTTCTTCTGAGCATCAACCGCAGCTTTAACCAAAGCAGTTGTTTTACCCGTATCTGAGTGACCCAAGAACATATTCAAGTGTCCAATAGCAGGACCAGGTAGTCCAACCGCATCCAAGAAATCAGGACCTAAGTCAAAAAATCTTTGTGGTTTGTACTTAGCAGATGTAGAGAATTTCTTCTTTACCGAGCTAAAATCGTTTTTCTTAATTGCCATAATGCTTTGAGTAAAATTCTTTTAGGGTTACAAGTTTATCCGAAGCATTTGCAAGTTTCTCAACGAAATTATCCATTTCTTCCAAATGTTGTGGGTGTTCACCAATCCCTACTGCGTTCTCCATATAAACCATTAATGTTGCCTCTGCTTCAGCAACTTCACTCTCGTATTTCAATACAAGAGATTCGAACATTCTTTTTCCTATTCTGTTTTGCATGTGTTATTTTTTTTATAAAAGAAAAGAGCTTGGACACTATGTCTAAGTAAGTGTCCAAGCTCAGTTTAATTAGAATGGTAATTCTGAGTCAGTTTCATCGTTAGCCTGTGGGTCCACAGATGGTGTAGATTTACCACCACCGATAGATGTTGTAGATTCGGTATCGTTTGCGTAAACGTATCCACCTTTTTCACTATCCCACTTTGGAGTTTCTCCACGAGCGATTGCTTCAAGATAGTCAACAGGTTTTTTAGAATATACATCCAGCCAAGTCAACTCATCATTAATCCAAGCGTCCGCTTGAGCTTTGTCTTCGTGTACTGCATTTGGGTCATCGTACATGATGGTAGAGATACTTGTGTACTCTTTACCCGCAGGTGTTTTAGATTTAGTCAATTCGATAATAAGGTCACGTCCTTTTTCAGGGTCAGTGATATCACCTTTGTTTCTCCAAATCGGAATGATTTTATCCAAGATACCATCATTCTTATAGTTGTGTTTAAATCTCCAAAATTTAACACCATCCGCTTCGTTATCACGGTCGATAACTTTAACGATGTAAAACTTACGAGACTTGTATTGTTTTGCCAATTCTTTGTCTGATTCTTTACCCGTAGACATCAACTCTTCGTATACCTCATTCAAAGGTGAACGCTCGTTGTCATTTTTTCCTGGGTCGTAGAATTTGTTCCACTGACCACCAACTTGAATTTCGTGGTACCACGCTTCTTTAAATGGTGAAGAACCGTCTGCGGTTGGTAGGATACGTACTCTACGTTGTCCTGATTTCTCTTTGTCAGAGAGGATACAAGCGAAATACTTTTTCATTCTTTCGTCTTGTGACATTTTACTTTGGGCCCCGCCCCCTTGTTGTGCTTTTTCGTACTGTGCCAATACGGCGTCTAATGAACTCATCATGTTTTTATATATTTAAGTTTAATTTGTTCTACAAATATAGTCTAGTTTTCCCACTTTGTCAAATAAAAAAAGGTCACCTTTTGGGTGACCTTACATTATTTGTTGTGTTTGTTATTTGTATTTGAACTCGTCCTCAAATCCGTTACCTTGGAAAGAATTCTTAATGTCATTAACATTGATGTCAGTCACGTCATCAGGTGTTAAAACATAATCATTTTTTCCCGTCTTTTCCATCTCTTCTGATTTGTCATCGAAGAATTGTGATAATTTTTGACTGTAAGGATATGAATCATACGTTCTTAATTCCAATTTTTCTTGTGGAGTTTTTTCACGATACTTTTCAATTTTATTTTCAAGAGAGTTTAATTTATTCATAATCGAATCCATCTCACCTAATCTTGATTCCAATTTGTTCAATTGACCAAATAAATTATCAAAGTAACTATCTTGTTTTGATTGAATATCTTTTTGAGTAGTAACTAAATCAGTTATATCTAATTCCTCAGAATCGGTTTCTTCTCCACCTTTTTCTTCTGAGTTACCCTCATCATCAATTTTTTCAACGTCAGGGTCATTCTCCACATCAATAGGTTCAGGAGCCGCTCCCGCTTCAGGTGCTGGTGGAGCCGCCGCATCACCTGGAGGTGGTGGGGGAACTGCCGCTGCATCTGCAGGTGGTGGTGGAGGTGCCGCGCCCGCATCAGGTGCTAACGCCGCTAAATCATCCGCAGCTGGCTCGGTAGCCTGTTCTAAAATATATTTGTTGATACTTCTGTATCTTTCAATTTCACTTAAAATTTTTCTGTCTATACTCATTGTATTAACCGTTTAACAATTGCTTTATACCTTTAGATGTTTCAACTCTAACTTTTCTGTTGGCAGTTGTTTGGTGTCCAGCTCTTTCAATAAGACCATCTCTTTCTCTTACAGTATAACAATCTCCTGTATCCAAGTCACAAACTTGCTTAGTTCCGTCACCATTATCTTCTTGTGAAAATCTTGTAGATTTACCAAGGTAGTTGTCTAATGCTGTTTTAATGTCCATAATTATGTTTCTATATAAATATATCGTTATTTGTTAAATTATAGAGTGAATCCAAATTGGAAGAATTGTGTTGCCGTACTATTTTCATTTGGTTGTTGTATTTTTCTGGCACTTATTTTCAAAGTACAAAGTACTTTACTAGTACCCTCTGGAATATCAATACCTTCATTATCAAAATAAAATAACACATCTTCGGCGTTTACTATATATGTAGTTTCGTTATTAAAGAAATTATCCATATAACTAGAAGGTATTGTTCCTTCACCTAAAATAACTTGAACGTATTGATTGTTTGATGTTGCACTCATTTTTACACATTGGTACGTCAATGATGGTTTTGGAGCACTTAAGTATAACCATTCAGCATTTCCTACAGCTCCTCCAGGTATTAATTCAGGATTGATTTTTACTGTAAGTTCATAAGACGAACCATCAAATTCTGATACCATAACCACAGGCCCTGTTTGTTGTGGATTTGTATTACTATTTGGTGGTACTGATGGAACAACTGTTGGTGGTGCCGCGGAAACTTGTTGTGGATTATAAGTAAATGTTGTTGTAGTTGAGCCACTACCATAAACCCCTCCTAATGTTATTACATTGTTTTGTGGTACCGTAGTATTACTAAACGGTACAATAACAACTACGTTAGTGTCTCCGTTTATAGTAATACCTGTTGTTACCGTAACCCCGTTTACTGTAACGGCCGTTACTGAATCTAAATCATTACCAACAATATTAACAATTGTACCTGTAACACCCGTTAATGGTGTGAATGATGTGATGGATGGTGGTAAACAAACTACTGGTGGCGGTGATGTTGTATTTTGATTATTTGTTGCACCTGCACCCCCACTTGCAATTTGTTGTTCCTGAGCAGCGTTAGCCTCTCTAAGAGCGTTAGTCGCATCACCATTTAATTGTACTTTATTAGCAGATTTTAAACCGTTCCTAACTGTTTCAAATAATGTTGTATATTCATTTTGATTTGCATCAAAATATTCTGGAGTTATATTAGGGTTATCACTTGTGGATGGTCTCCAATAACAAACATAATATTTCGGTACTCCTAATGGTGCGTTTCCATTAGTACCAAAGAAAACACGTCCAACGTTTTGTTCTAATCTGGAAATCATGAAATCCAAGAATTTATCAAGACTGTCAAAATTAGCTATTGGTGTAGAACTGTTTGTTGTATCACTCGTTGAGTTTGAGACTGATACACAAGATGATTGTTGCGGTATAAAATACTCTCTCCCATTTGCACCCCAATACACACTTAACTCAACATTAGCAAAGTTATTATTATACCCATAAAAATTATCTTTGTTGAATGTTTTAATGTAACATATTAAATAAATGAGAACTTGTAAATTCGCATTACTTGTTTTAGCAACAATTGCGTTGGCTAATTCTTGTGGTGTTAATGCAATTGTGGTAGATTCAACAAAATTACCCCAAGTAGCATAGTTAGTGTTTAACATTAATGTACAACTATTAACTGCTGCGGCAGTGTTATCACCAATCTGTGTTAAAATTGCGGTTTCATTTATTCCAGTTTTTGGTTTATCGGGTATATTCTCTTTTTTCTTTAATATTGCAGTTTCAATCTGTGTTAATAAGTTTTGATTTAAACTTTGTAATAAATTATCAATAGACGGTAAATCAAAAATACCTTGTCTAATACCCGTAAAATCTGTTTGGAATTGTCCAGGTTGAATACTATGATTAACTTCAGTTATCAAATAAGGTCCGTTAAACATTGGGACGTGTCTTAAATTGAAATACATTGTTGGTTGTAATAAAGCATTACCTAAAGAAATTACACGACATTGATAACTTCTTTTCTTATATAAGTTATATAAACCAACATTTTGAGTTGCAACATTTTTACCATTAGCTTGGTTAACCATATCAATTTGAGTCTGTATGGACTCTGAGGTTGCCTTACCACTATCCATTGAAACCTCAAACGAGTAGAATATATTTTGATTCCTATTTCCTACATCAACATTAAACCCAACACATTTATTTGACACCGCCCAATCTTTCTTACCAATCTGATTTTCAATTAATGGATTTTCAGACGCTCTTCGTAATTCAAATGAGTCATCTCTAAATCTTGAATTACCTTTAGGTAAATCTAATTGAGATGATGGTAGTCCCGCATAAAAACAAACAACTTTTGGACTCGATTTTCTATAATCAACATCTAAAAATGTTCCCCACATATTATCAGCAAACTCTAAAGAGCCTTCAGAATTCTGTGAAAGAGTTGTTCCATCCGCATCTTGAACATTATAAAAATTAACATATGCAGGTAATGGCATCACATTAAATTTATTCTTAATAAGAATTCCACTTAAGAATGTGAATACACTCATCTCCATATTGAATGACGACTCTTCAAAAGTTTTATTCCCTAACAGAGTATCTTTCAATGAAAAGATATCAACTAATAAAGTATCACCAATATTTCTTGAAGCTCTGTCCAAGAATAAGAAATCTTCAAATAACGTCTTACTTGAATAATCTCCACCCGCAACCCACTTATCGTTCAATGCTTTAAATACCTCATAATTTTCAACTTTGGACTGTTGTCCATCAATCACGCTTTGTATTTTCTTTTCAGGTAACTCTTGTTGATTAGGTAATGCAAGTCTAACCCCAGCCAACACTTGATTTAAAAATAAGTTTTGAATTGCAGTTGTCCCGTCTAAATAAAGTTGTATTCTAGATTTAAACTCATTACTTGTTAAAGTTGGTGTTAACAGTTTTTGTGTTGCATATTGTTTTATTAATTGAGAACATAAAACAATATTATCTACAGTAAACTCGATGTTATTATCAATAAAGAAATCCGTAATATATGAACCTTGATTAGTATATCTTAAGTTTTGAATTGTTGAAAACCCAACCTCAGTTTCTAACGCTAACCACTCATTTGGGTACTGAGCCCTTGATTGAGCTAAAGTTATTGTTCCGTTACTTGAAGGTAAGGTATTGTTAACATACGTACCGAAATTAATTGGGTCAACCACAACGTTTGGTCCGTTGTTTGACTGAATAAATGAATCAACAACTCTTCTCTTATAATTTGCAGGGTTTCCATATTTTAACATCACATCATATTCTAAAAATGATTTGATTGTGTTTGAGAATGATGTTAATTGTGTATTACCAAGTGTGTTAAAATATTCTGAATTTGATAGTCCTGTATTTGCATTTACTGTCATTAAACTCGAAAACAAATATTGGAAATTTCTAAATACCGCGTTGTTGTCTACTGGTGACTCACCAATAGGTACACCTACTTGTGGTCCTAAATCAATATCCGCAATTGGCTTAGAGAAATTTAAAAACTCCTGTTCAAACTTATCTAAAATACTTTTATCAAAAACTGAAAATATTTCTTCAATGTTAGAGTACTCGTCAGTAATTAATAATTTAAATGCCGATTGTTTTGTATTACCTGTTAATACTTTATTAACATATTTTTCAGGATTTGGTTTAACCACTTGTGTATTATCAAAATACCCATAGTTTGGTGCTGACCACAACATCCTTACAGAACCGTTGTAAATTGATGGGTTATTTAAAAATGGTAAAATTTGTGTATTGTTCTGTAACAACTCAACATTTATTTGATTTATTGCGGAACCAAAAGAAGGAACTATAAAATATTTTCCACTTGTAGTATTTCGGTTTGGTCTACAATTACCCGATAAACTATTTAAATCCATAACGGTATCAGGTAAAACCACAGACCACGTTTCAATTGTAGATGTTTTTGGGAAACCACTTATTAAATCAACAATAGAACTTGACGGATTAATGTTTGAATCTTTGAAGTTATATACTTTCATACCTCCGCCAATACTAGTTTGGATTTCTTCATCGGTATAATTAACATATAAATCATACCCATTATAGAATACGTTAAAATCGTTAATTACTTTAGGGTAAAATCCTGTTTGTATTTTTGGATTGTTTACTGATGTGACATTTTGTAAGGTAATTTCTTTAACTCCATCAAACTCAAACTTATATGTTTTTGTATCAGAACTAGTGATAGGGTCAAAATTAACCTTATAGTCAAAATTGGTCCAAGCACTATCCAAGAAATCAACACCAGTTGTTTTGTAGGTTTTATATCTATACCAAATAGAACCCATCTTTAATACCCAAGCGTATGGCATTTTATGAATTGCACCAAACTTTTTGAAACAAGATGCAATATAATCTAAATCATTTGGAGCATCTAATGTTTTGTATTTTTCTTTTAAAGACGCTAGTGGTAACGAATTAATAAATAAATAAGCGGCTTGAACATATGGGTACTTATCTTTTTTTCTCCAATTATATACACCATTCTGAATCGCATTCACCAAGTATGGCGTGTTTAACATGGTAGTTGTTGTTTCAGTTGTAATGTTGTTGATTCTTCTTGTGTGGTAAACATACCCTTCAGTTGGTATAAACTTATTAGGGTCTTTTCTTGTGTCTAAAAATGCTGTTAAATTAGTCTGAACAATTTCAGAAGTTGGATTCGTAACTGTTAAGTAAGAAAAATTTGTTACAGGTCTATTTGTTGTATAATTGTAAACACTGTCAAAATTCGAAATAACGTTACGTTCTTTAAATACTTGTAATACTTGAGTTGTGTTATATACGTTATTATTTGTGTTCGTATCACTTTGAGCCATATTTCCAGAAACCCAAGTTGGGTCTGTAAATGGATATGTATCGATAATTAATGGTTCGTTTGACGCATTTTTAACTAACTGTTCTAACGCCTCGTATTTAGCAGGGTTTTGAGGTTCTTTACCTAAATCATTTGTACTAAGAATATTAAACGAATTTTCAGTTAAATTTCTAATATACGGTGTAACATAAAAATCTCTAATAAATTCTTGATATGCTCTACCTGTACCTTGGTTAGAAAAATTAAACAAAGTTTCTTCGTAATTTTGAGCAGTAATGTTATAGTTCTTAAGTTTTAAAGTTAAGAAAGGAGAACTAATTCCTAAACTCGTAACAATGTTAGTTGTTTCTGAACTCAAAACTAAATCAGTTAGTTGATTCAACTGATTCGCATTTGCTCGGATATAACCCGAATAATTTGCGGTTAAAAATTGTCTTTCCCAAATTTCATAAAAGAATTTAATCTCTTCTTTATTAACATAAGCAATACCGTTTGATGGATATTCTATCGCATTTATATTAATAATATTTGTCGTTGCCTGACTATCAGTTGGGACTTGAGCAATTGGAGGATTAAATCTTTGAGTAATACCTCTCATATACTCTTCAACAAATTCAACTTCAGGCCATTTATCATAAAGATAACCTTTAGTAATATCAACAACTGAAGGGTCGGCAATATATCTTAATTGAAAACGTCCTTTTTTATCGTCAGGTGTTTCAACAAAAAATTGTGGCCAAGGATAAACAGGAATTTGACTTGTAGATAGTCCTTGGTTTTGATTTGAAGCTTCTTGCGATTTTTTAAGATTATCATTTGTGTCAGTACCAGGTGCAGATGAAGGATTATCTAAAATCGCTAATTGTCTAACAGGGTCATATTTAACATTCCAAGCATTTGTATGAACCTCATCCATTAAACGAATAAATGCTTCGGCTGAAGCCATAATAACCGCACAAACATTTCTTACCGTTGGTTTAAATCCAAGACCAATTTTAGAATCCTCGATTTTTCTTGAAAAGTCCGCAGTTAATATAGTCTCATATTCCGTTAATTTTCTATTCGCCTCCGCTTCAAGTTGATAAATTAAATTTTCAAATCTTGGCTCAACTTGATTTGTCACCGTATTTGATTTAAAAATAAAAAATGGTGTCTTAACTAAATTACCTAAAGATACTGTAGAATTTAAACTAACCTCAAGAAATGGTTCGTATAATTTTTGTAAATAACTTTTAGTTGCCTCAGTATTTGCGGTTGTTGGTGATAATATTCCTGTCTGTTGAATAGTTGTTTTAGTTAAATCAATGTCATCAAAATTGACATTAATTAACATAGTATTAAAAGTTATAGGATTTTTAATCGGGGACTTACCTGTTGTTCCAAGAGTTGGGTTTTCCGATAATGTTTCATTATAATTAAAAGTAATTCCACTCAACAACGCTCGAGCGGTTTGTTGTCTTGTAGGGTCTTTTAATATTTCATCTTTAAAAGCATAAACATAAGTACCATTTTTTAAAACAATTGGTCTTAAATTCATATTTGTATTATACCAAGATGTGTCAGAACCATAAATTCTATCATAATAACCTTTTAAAGTTTCTTTGTAAGCCCTAATGTTAGTCAGTGGTTCTACATCAACTTTAGTATAAGAATCGATAATAGTTTTTTCAAAATTTTCCAACGAATTCATGAATTGTGCAAATGTCATTTCAGGAAAATCAGGGTCAAGTAATCCTTTTGCCTTATATTCACTATAAACCTCAATTACTTTTTGATAACCCTTTTCACTAACAATTTGAGTAACAACATCATTTGAATTATTACTCGCTTGACCAGCAATGGAATTACTTTGTCTTGTGGTCGATTCAATATTTTTATTACCCCCCTCCGCTGATGTTGGTGATTTAGATATATCAAATCTTGTACTGTACATGTGTGGTGCCGCCAGCAAATGCCCCATTGATATCTCATTAAGTATATTGAATTTATATCCAACAAACTCTAATTGAACCTGATAATTACCACTAAACGTGTTAAATGATGCGTGGAATGTCTGTAAATTTAATTGGTATTTAATCGCTTGACCATAATAACCTTTAAGTGTGAGATAAAATGGAGGATATGGTAAATTAAAAAATGCCGCGTAAGGTGAATTATCACCTAATTCAAACAAGGCTTTACCTTGAATATCTTCAAGAAGAATTGTGACTTGTGGTACAAATGAACTATTAGTTCTTACGTTAATTGATGTTATACCTAACAATCCATTATCTGTTGATGTGTTACCAGGGTTGTTAACTGTAACTCTATCATACGGTTTTGTTCCATCATTCGGTACAATAGTTTCAATCCTTGTTTGATTATTACCCAACCCATTTCGAGTACCCTTACCTGTTAGTTCATCATAATAACCAGAAGTTAAAAATGTATTTTCTGTTGGTCTCAAAAAATTAATTTTAGCAACAGAAATAACTCTAGCCCTATCTTCAGGACTTCCACCAACAGCTAACTTAGTTCTTGGCAATACTTCTGCCTCAAGGTTGGCAAACATAACCATATTTTCATGGTCAACCAATCTTTCACTAATATTACCAAAGGCATCAATAGTTTTATTCGGGTCAACAACAATAATGTTATTGTAATCAAATTCTACTAATACGTTTCCACTGTTGTCTCCTGGTCTGTTACCTGCCATAATAATAGAAATAATTTTCTAAAGCCGCTTTATAGTCTTGTAATGAAGGTAGTAGTGGATAAGGAATAATCAATACCGCCCCATCGAAAATATTATTTTCAAGACCCCCAAATTGAGGGTTCGCCTGTAAAATTAACCAACCAAAATACGGTGAATTATAATACTCTTGAGATACAACATCTAATCGACTACGAGCCACTTTATATATATAAGACTTATCAGTTGGTTTTTGAGGTAATTGCACAAAAGGAACAACGGTCTGTTCACCATTAATTAAAAAATCACTATATCTATTCCAATATTGGTACGCCATTAGTTAAATTTTGCCTTTGAGATGAATACCTCACTTGATACTTCATCGTCCCATGTTTTATTATTTGTATTTTGGTTTTCAGTTGCACCTAAACCTTTAATTAAAGTTATCTGTCCATCAGTGTTTGCGTTTTCAGTTGTATACGTAAATAATCTTTTTTTCTTTAAAGTATATGGGGTAAACTTTAAGAAATTTTCTAATTCCTGTGTTTGCATGTGTTTAATAAACTCCTTAGTTATATCATTTTCATTCACAAATGCAGGTTTAGCAACATTAACCCAATATTCATTGAATCTCGTTGTCAAATTATTTCCATTTTCCGCACTTCCAATAAGACCCTGATTACTAATTATATTACCAATCATCGCATTTCTAAAGGTTTCATATTTTTTAGTATCAACAACATCGTCAGAAATAATCATATAAACCCTTCTAAACGGTACGTCAATAAAATTTGAAAAATTACTAAATGGAACAAATACTTTTTGACTTTCAGGTAATTTATAGTTTGGTGGGAAAACCAAAGTTCCTGTATATGATGTACCCCCAAATGTAAACGGAACATTTCCGTTTGTAATTTTATTAAATTCAGTAATGCCACTCTTAATTGCTAATATATCATTAGCTAATTCAATTAAAGTATCACTCGCACCTTGAGAACTTGGGTCGACAGTAGTAGTTGGTAATATTGTATATGATATCACATTACCTAATTTGTCTTGTTTACCGTCAGTACCTGAAGGTGCAGGATATCCTGACGGATAATAAAGAACTGTATTTGCCCTTGCAATATATCCAACATATACTTGTTGAGCATTTGTCATGTCTTGAGTAATTGTTGTTATTGCATTTTGATATGTCCCACTTTTTGTTTTAACAAAGTTTGTATAATTTTCTTTAAGTTGTCTTATAACCTTGTTTGGGAAATTGTATTCAGGTTTACTAATGAATTTGATGAATGGGTCATTTTCATTTTTAATGTCCTTCAACAATTCTTCAGTAATTACGTTAATCCTACTTTCAGTATTGTTTGGTTTACCAAACATGTTCACAGGATTATTTTTGTCCGCCAAGAAAGCTCCGTCAGTGTAATTTCTTTCTAACATCCATTGTTGACGTAACGCATTATTGTATTGATTAACACTTTCACTAATTTTATTAACCACTGTTGTAAAATACGTTTGAGTTTGTTCCGAGAACTTATCCATAAACGTTTCATAACTAATAGTACCTGTTTGTCCTGTAGAACTAATACTATTAGTTAATATAGTACCTATCGTATTTTCATTAGATAAACCATTGTTTGGTTGGGCATTATTAATCATTGGTGGAACAACACCAGATAACGCCGCAAATTGTAAGAACTCTTTATCCAATACTTGATAACTTGTATCAGTCACATCCGCTCTGTCATCATAAATTTCAGTGTTAGCATAGTAATTAAATGTCAGAGCATTTTGTAATCTATCCACAGACTCTTTCAGTCCACTACCACCAACAAAGTTAAATTGCATTGTCACTTTAGCAATCATAGGTTGAACCCCAATACCTTCAGGGTTAATATCTAAATTTTCATAAGCTAAACTTAAACTTGTTGGGATTATCTTTGTATTATAAAAATCACCAATTCTTAATATAAGAACTGGAGGTGCCCCAAATGCAGTGTTAGTAGCATTATTATATTCTAACACATCCTTGCCACCAATTGATTTAACAACAGGTATTGTATCACCTGGTCTCATACATTGTTGTAAGAACGTTAATCTTGTATTTAATCCCTCAGGTGTTGTTGAGTGGAAGGCTGGTTGGAAGAACTTTAATTTATCTTTAAGGTTGTCGAATACCATAGGTGTTTCCTCTTTGATAACTTCAAAGTAATCACATTCTGACAACAAAGCTCTTAACACTCTTTTTGTAATATTATCTCTAACTACCGCAACATTTTCAACTGTTGTTTGTGTCTCAGTTGTTGTAACAACATTACCCGTAACAACTGTGGTTTTTTTAGGGGGTAATATAGGTTCAGGTTGTTCTAAATTAGATGTTATTTGAGATATATATGCTCTTCGACACGACATTGCAGGTGTAGTAAAAATATCCTTTGCACCTACTTGAGTATCCCCTCCACTAGCTTCACCATTTTCATCCGAACAATTAACCGTTTCTCCAGGTGAAAATTCGTACGGTGCTGTTGTAGTTTTAGATACTAAAGGTGTTGATTGAGCAATTTCACCAAACCCATTTCCCGCAACAACAGATAATCTTTGTTCTTGAATATATTTTTTAGTCGCTGGGTTTTCTGCGAAAAATTTAATTACCGATTCAATTCTTCTGGCAGATAATGATTTATTATATTCAACTGTCTGAGGTGCAGAACAACTTGAATCAATAACCACCTTAATTTTTAAAGTTGGGTTGGTATTCATTTGTTTTGCCAAGTCAATCGCCATTTCTTGAGCCACTTGATAGTTTGGTGTTACAACTGTATCAAAAAATCTACCTAATTGTTCACCATTTGACTTACTTTCGTATAACGCAATATTTTCAGGATTTGTATATCTAGTGTATTCTTGAGAATAATTTGGTGATGTACCTCTTTTTGGATAATCATTACCAAAATAAAATCCAATTTGTTGGTACTTTTTCATAAAGTAATCCGTACTACCCTCACCAGCCCCACCTGAACCTGATACACCACCACCGCTATTATTTGCCGCAGCCTCAGGAAGTCCTGGTGGAATGGTGTTAATCACATATTGCATCTGTTCTCTTGTAAGTTCTTTTGATGTAATAGCTTGTTGTATTTGGAACAAATCGTTTGGATTGATTGTGTAATATTTTTTGGCTAACTCATATAAGTCATATTTTCTACATCCCGCAAAGAATGAATCCAAAATACTATCAATTCTTGGTTTGTTAGTTTCGTTAGCCAAAACTTTATTCACAATAACATTTAATACTGATGGGTGGTCAACTACAATATCCCAAGTTAAACTACCACTTCTACTTGTATTTTTGTAAGTATAGATTGGTTCAGGTCTTCCAATAAAATCATTTGGATTCCAGTTAGCTTGAACCGATTCATTGAATGTTAAATTATATGGTGGGAACCACATAACTCTACCACCGTTAGGACCTCTTTCACACACCGCCAAGTCTGAAACAGAATAACCTGGTGTGTTAGATGTCGCCCAAGCTAAGTTCTCTAACGAAAACATATATTTCTTAGCATAAGCATTATTCATAGACCCAATAATATTTGTTGAGTCTTGTCCACCTTCTTGTTTGTTTGGCGCAATATTAAGATTATACGTTTTATCTAAAACAGACCAAGCAAACCTTCTACCTTCAGTTGTAATACCATCAGTCTTTTGTAGGTCGTTGTATTGTAAATAAGGAATATCCTTGGCAAACACACGACAATATTCAGTTCCAACTTCTTGTCCAATCGCACCAACATAACTTAATACTCTTGAACCTTTAGTCATCTCTTTATATCCATCATTGAATACTTTACTAACTTGGTCAATCGCATTACCCGCATGTTTTAAACGGTTACCACCTTGTGGTTGGCTATCAATAATTCTTTGGGTATCGTCAAGGATTGAACCTTCTCTAAATGTTCTTTCTGTTGACTCGGTTGAGTTGTATGATGACGGTTTAAAATCTTCATCATCGTTTGTAATCTCACCACCAATACCAACTTTCTTACCAGCATTACCTTTATATTTTGGAGATACCCATGTAAATCCACCTTCAATACCCCCACCATTACTGTAGGTTGGTCCGTTAGCCCCAAGTTTAATTTCTTTACTTGGTCCTTCATATAACTGAGCCAACTCTTCAGGACCATAAACAGGTGATTGTTGTTCATAACCAAACGCATTGTTTGGAAGTGCTCCTGATGGAGAGAATATTCTTGAAGGGTCAGATGTTGTAGAACCAATGTAATAGTTGGCATTGTTTGTGTTGGTACCAACAAGAGCCCCACCCAATCTATCAATTAAAGTTCTATCGTAACTTGGCTTATATTTGTTAAAGTTTATGTTCTTAAACAATAACGATTTTTGACCTTGACCTGTATTTTCAAAAAATATTTGAGAACCAGTCTTACCCGCACCTAAAAGATTACTAATAAGTTTACCACCCGCAGCCAAAGGATTACCCAATAATGCTTGTTGAATTGTAGTTGGTTGTGGTGGGTTAATACTTGGGTCCCAATACGAACCAGGGATTGTTGAGAATGGTACCTGACTACCCGCCAAACTTAAGGCAAATTGAGCCGCAGCACCCAACGGGTTTGATGGTACTGTAATGTTGTAGTTAGGTTCAATTAATGGAACGTTACCTGTTAAGATATTAACAAGGTTTGTACTACTATTAACATTTAATATGTTTGCCCTACCTAAAGTTTCTCTAATGATTGCTCTACCAATTCGGTCTTCAAACTCTTTCTTTAAAGTTTTTGCACCCAAACGAGCAATAAACGAGTCAGAACTTAATAAACCATTACTACCAAGTGGGTCAGGATTTAATAATATCGATACTGAACGATAAGACGATGGATTGAATGTTGGGTATGGTTGTCCGTTTGGTGGTCTATCTTGGTCAGGTCTAACAGTTTCTAAAGTTACTACCGCCTCACCAGCATCAAAGTTATTATTACTTGAATAAGCATTTAACGGTCTCCATAGTTGAGTTGCAGCAAATCCTGAATCAACAATGTGAGCATCTTGTTGTCCAGGTCCATACTCACCTTGGTTAGAAATTGTATTTAAATTACCTGTTAAGTCAGGCGCAAATTCATATCCTCCCTCATTACCCCATCTATTAAGTGGATATTGTTTGTCGGCAAAAAATGTTGTGTCTATTAAGAAATCGGGTGAATCAACAGGTGTTAAATCTTGTTGAATTACTTCGTATGTAATTGGCGGGGTCGCAGGACTTGGTGATTTAGCATAAGGAACTAAATTACGAGTCATCAGTTTTTTTCTGAATCCTTCGGTGTTAATATAATCTAACGGACTACCCATTTAAATCTTTACTAATAAATAGGTTGATTGAGTTTTTTTTATCATTGATAAGTTGGAACACCCGCACCTTTTGTATCTTTTCCAAGAGTTGCAACATATTGTTTAAATCCTTCACTATTGAATATTTGAGTTAATTGTTGTTGTGTTAACCCATTAGCTCCAACAGGACCATCTATAGTTATTTTAATATTACCCGTTACGTTGTTTGTAACATTAGTTGTTTTTGGCTGAGTTGTTTCTATTTGTTTTGAAACTTGATTAGAAATCCTTTCACCTAAAACATTTGACTCACTTAGAGGTTTTACTTGAGCCTTTTGTTTAACCGCCTCAACCGAAGACTTTAACGGTGAACCAAGTGCTTCCAAAGTTTCATTTGCAAATGCCCTAAATTCTTTTTCAATTCCACTACTTCCTTTAATATTTTTAGCACTGGCCTCTAAAATACCTTTAAGAGCTTTCGCTCCACTTTCACCCAATGAATTTGCTCCACTAATAACACTATTTTCTAATTGTTCAATTTTTTTAGCAAAGTCAGCATCAGATATTTTACCTGCGTCTTTAGCAGTAAATAAATCTCTCATACTGTCAACCGCATCTGTAACACTTTCAGTAATTTTAGCACTTTCAGGAACTGCGCTATAAATGTCTTTTGAAAGTTCTCTAATAATTCTATCGGCACCATAAATGTTTTCACGGACTACAGGTGTTGCCGCAATACCGTAAGCAACTTTAGCAGTAATGGCTTTAACGTTCGCCGCCATTTCTTGTGTAACGGTTAATTGACTTGCTTGAATTCCCTCAAGAGTTTTTGGCCTTTCTTCTTCTCTTCTTTTTATTTCTTTAAATTGTTCGTCTGTCAACTCACTTAACTTCTTTTGTTCAATAATACCTGTTTCATCGTCTTTAAGTTGAACAACATATTCACCGCCCTTCATTGTTGCCATATTGGCCAACAATTTTTTGTCATCTTCACTATCAAATTGTATTTCAGGATTAATAGCAGATATTCTTTTGTCTAAATCTGCCGCAGCGATAGCAGCTTTACTTAATTCTGCTGCAGATAATCCAGTTTCTTTTTCAAGTTCCCTAAGTGTTAACACACCTTGAGGATTTATTCTAAATGATTGTGTTTTTTCATCAAATTCTGTAAATTGTTTAGCAGCTTTAATAATACTATCTTGTAAACCTGATGGGTCATTAATTGATTGGTTCATTAATGCAAACGGGTCCGCTAAATTACCAATAGAAACACCTAATCTTTGAAAACCAGCCGCAGTTTTTACCGCTTCTTCAGGGTCTAAAACTTTATCCGCTAAAGTAAATGTCTGTTGCATGTCAAACCTTAACATTGAAGCTTGAGCTGCCATTTTTGTTAAACCTTGGATACCACCTTCAAACTGATATCTATTCATTTTGGACATGTTAGCTTCAACATCGTCCATTACCATATCAGCATTTAATCCAAGACTTTGAATATATTGAATTGAATTTTCAAGGTTTGTACCTATTTGAGATGTTTCAATACCTACCTCAGCAAATTTGGTAACTAATGTACCTACATCAGTACCTAATATTTTGTTTGCTGCATATAATTTCGAAACTTGTTCTTCGGTCGCAATTACATTTCTTTTTGACCCTTCCGCAATCCCCTCCATTGTGGCCGCCGCAGATGCAGCATCACCACCTAAACGAATTACTCCTGCCGCAGACCTTGAAATGGCATCCCCCAATTCGTCCATTCGGGTTCTGCCCATTAAAAACGCTGCGTTCAGTTTTTCGGATAAATCAAACATGTTATCCATAGCCTTGGCTGCAGCCTCTAAAGGCGACGCAAGGGCTTCAACACTCTTTTTTAATTCATCTATCTCTTGTTTTGACGGCATTTAAATTTTGGTTTCTATATAAATAGAAGAAGGACTAATTTTTTTAGTCCTTCTGATTATCTTCTATCCATTTATTAAGTAGATATTTTCTAACAAATATTGGCATCCTTTCAAAATCTTGATAGGAAACCTTTAACAATGTTGTTAAATAATAAAATTCGTCGATTTGACTTTTCCTATACTCAGAAGAAAGGGCGAAAAAAGTCGACCCCAAAACCAACATTCACTGTTAGTTTTTCTCCTGACGGGGTCATAATTGTTTTGTTCATGTCTAATCTTGGTTCATTTTCATTCATAAAATTTCTAATGAACTTTGAATCCGCAATTGGCATCGACTCAATAAACTTAGCAATTTGAGCTCTATCTCTTGAACCATCCACCTCTAATATTTCTCTTTCCATTCTCCACGTAACTTTTGGTACAACTCTACCTTGTGGATATGTCGAAGCCATACGGCTGATGTCTTGAATCTCACCGTAAGATAATGGTTTAATCTTAATAGTCGATTGTGATTTTGGTAACATTACAGTAAATGTACCATCTTCATTTGGTTTTTGATTACTAATAATTGACAATTCGTCCAACATAACAGTGGTTTGAAATTGTTTTCTAGTTACAGGGTCAGTAACATTGATAGTCATTTCAGGACCAAATGCAGTATTTCTTAAAAAGATAAGAATCGCCTCAACATCACCTTCGATTAAGTCTTCAACTTTAATGTCTGGTTCATATATTTTAGCTCTCAACAAAGCCATAGTTAAGTCATTCGCCCCACCCATCAAAATATTTTCATCTGATGCGGTAAGATAACCAACTTTAATAGCTTTCTTTTTATTCTTGTAAAATACTCCTTGTGAGGGTAATTGAACCACGTCATGTGGTAGTGTAAAATTTTCTTGACCGAAGTCTCTTGCTTGATTTTCCATATAAAAAAATAACCGTAAAGTTTATTAGCTTTACGGTTAAATATAAATGAGTATGATTTTATGTAAATAGTATTAGTATACTAACACACATCTATCCATTCTTAAAGAAGCTGTGATATCAGCTAACGCATCTTGACTATAAGACAACTGTCCAAAGTTCACATCTGTTAAGAATGTTCCATAAAGAATCCATTTCTCAACAACAACTCCTGTAGGGTCCAACATTTCAAGGTCGATGTCTTTTTTGTAACCCGCAGCATAACCCATACGAC